TACTGCGCCCGCTCTGCTGGCCAGATGAAGATGTTTCCGAAGGCTGCTAAGGATCCTAACTCTCGGCTGCGGCTCGCCCGCAAAGCGTGGAATTGTTAAAATTCTGTAGGGAATAAAATAATGGCTGACGCAGTTACCTCCCAGACGCTGGTCGACAACAACACGACCGCTGTCATGCTGTTCACCAACATCTCAGATGCCACAGGTGAGTCGCTGGTCACGAAGGTCAACGTCGCAAACCTTGCGGTGAACGCCCTTGGCCAAGCCTGCACGGGTGTCAGCGTCCAGAAGATTCACACGGCCTGCCACGGCATGGAATTCCGTCTGTTTTGGGACGCGACCACGGATATAATCTTCTTCGGCAGCGCACAGAACAATCAGTTCACGTTTGACTTTTCAAACTTCGGTGGGCTGCGGAACAACGCTGGCACGGGAAAGACTGGCAACATCCTGCTTAGCACCGCCGATGCGAGCAGCGGGGACACCTACACCCTCGTACTTGAGATGACGAAGTACTACAACTGAGGAAGCCTATCATGATCACTCGCGCATATCAGAATTCCAAAGGCGAACGTCAGGAAGTGGCGATGACTGTCGCTGAGTGGGAGGCTATCACTGAGGATCAGTTGCAGGACATACTGGGCTTCAAGGCCCCGGTCTCGGCCCCCGCTGTCGCTGCGCCTGCCCCTGTTGCTAAGCTGAAAGCTAAAGGCAAATAATGCGCGGGCGCAAGGAATCGCGTGTGAACGAGGCCGGGAACTATACGAAACCGGGCATGCGCAAAAAAATGTTTGAAAGCATCAAGGCTCGTGCGATCCAAGGCACCGGGGCAGGGCAATGGAGCGCGCGCAAAGCACAGCTTTTAGCCAAGAATTACAAGGCCAAAGGCGGCGGTTATGCCGATTAGGAAGCCTCAGCAGTCTCTCAAGGACTGGGGTGATCAGAAATGGACGACGAAGTCGGGCAAGCCGTCGAGCAAGACTGGCGAGCGCTATCTCCCTGCGGCGGCGATTAAGGCGCTGACGCCGAGCGAATATGCTGCTACAACTAAGGCCAAGCGCGAAGGCAAAAAGGCCGGTAAGCAGTTTGTCGCTCAGCCGAAGGCCATCGCTAAAAAGGCGGCGAGGTTTCGATGACCACGAGCGGAAACTTCTGCGTTTATAAGATTACCAATCGGGTAAATGGGAAGTTTTATATCGGCATCACAAGGAAAACAGCCGAATTTCGATTTAGACAGCACATTAACAATGCGCATCACAAGACCAAGTATAGCCGACTTGCAGCTGCTATTATCAAGTACGGAAAAGAAAATTTTTTCGTAGAGGTTTTAGAAACCCACAGCGGCGACGAGCAAGTGAAGTTGGCGGAAATTCGCCTCATTAAAGAAACTTGCCCGCACTATAACGTGACGCTCGGCGGGGATGGGACAACAGGGCATACCCTCAGCGATGAGCAGCGCCAGAAGGCAAGGGAGCGGATGCTGGGGTCCAAAATTAATCTTGGTAACAAGTGGCCGATTGAAAGGAAGGCTGCGCTCAGCGCAAAGCTGAAGGGCAGGAGGCCGCCCGACGAAACGCAGTTTATGCGTGAAACGAGAGTCGCAAATTGCAGGAAGCGCGCGCTGGAAACTAGGCGTAGGGTCGTCTGCGTTACCACTGGCTTGCAGTACGAAAGCGTTTCATCCGCAGCCAAGGCACATGGTTTGTGCAAAACCACGGTGTCTGCTATATGCCGCAAGAAGAGGAAGGCCGCGTATGGCATCCGATTTGAATTTGTGGTGGCAGCATGACAACGTCAAATTCGTACAATTTCGGCACGACCGAACAGATCGATGTCATCACGGAAGCCTACGAGCGCGTGGGTCGGAACCCTTCGTCGCTGGCTTCAAACGATATCGACAGCGCGCGTCGCTCGATCAATTATATGTTCTCCGACTGGGCGAACAATGGCCCGAACCTGTGGGCGGTGGATCTTTTGTCCATCACGCTGACTCCGGGCACACTCTACTACGATCTGCAGCCACGCACAGTGTCGCTCCTGCAGGTCTACACGCGCACCACATCCGGCGGTATTAACACCGACTTGATGATGTCACCAATCAGCCGCGCTGAATACGATGCCATCCCTAACAAGGCGCAGCTTGGTCAGCGCCCGTTTCAGTATTATTTTGAGCGCACCATCACCCCGCGGATCTACATCTGGCAGGCGCCGGCAGCCGCAGGCGTCACGCTCTTCTATCACCGCATGAAAGTGCAAGAGGATGCTGGCGCGTTCACTGATAGCATGGACGCACCGAACCGCTGGATGGAAGCCATCGCCGCCGGTCTGGCCGCGAAGCTGTCCGTGAAGTTCGCGCCTGAGCGCCTATCGTTCCTGCAGGGGCTTGCCGACGGTGCCTATGAGCGTGCAGCCGCTGAAGACCGTGAAAGGGTGCCGCTCCGCATCACCATTGATCCCACCGGAGGCTACTGATGCAGTACGCATACGGACAGGGAAAGAAGCATCGGACCGGACCCGAGTTCGATGCGAAGGATCCGAAAGCAATTTTAATATGCGATGGCTGCGGTTTCCTCGTGCAGCACACGCACCTCCGGGAGAAGAAAGATTATCGCGGCGGCTCAACTCCGGTAGGGCTGAAGATCTACGTCTGCGCCTCATGCGACGACGTTCCTCAGCCCTATTACAGCCGCCTGCTCCTGCGGCCCGACCCTGTGCCGGTAAGGAACCCCCGTCCGGATTCACAGGACGCGCAGACGGACGCTCAGGAAGTGGCTGCTAACGCTTACTCGCTTTACCTCAATCAGTTATATGGACTGGCATAATGGCTAACGTAAAGATCACTGGCCTTACAGCAGCTACCACCCCGCTCGCGGGCACCGAACTGCTGGAGATCGTTCAGGCGACCTTTAGCCGTCAGGTGGCAGCCTCTGACATCGCGGCGACTGCGACCAATGTGCGCACGGTTGCGACTGGCGGCACGGGTGCTGCAACGCTCACAGGCTACGTCAAGGGCAACGGCACTTCCGCGTTTACGGCGGCTGCAACTGTGCCATACGCCGATCTGGCAGGGCGCGCTTTTGCCCAGCCTTCGAGTACTGCGGATCAGACTGGCAACGTGTTGGCGGCAACCGCCGTGATATTCAATACCGATCTGACCGGAACTGGCATCAGCGTCGTTGCCAGCACGCAGATTACGTTAGCAGCCGCTGGCACGTACATGCTAGCGCCGTCAATTCAGTTCGTAAACTCCGCCGCCGCCGATTCCAACGTCACTGTATGGCTCCGTAAAAACGGCACTAATATTGCGAACTCGGCAAGGATTCTCACGGTTCCAAAAACCGGTGACGGTGGATCCGCCGTTTTCAGCTTAAACTTTTTTGATACTGTCACAGCAGGGCAGTATATCGAGATCATGTGGCTTCCGGCAAGCGTCACTGTGACGGTTGAAGCCTTTGTTGTTGGCGCCATCGCCCCTGCGGTTCCATCCATCCTCTGCCCTGTGACGCGGATCGCCTGATGATCGAGGAGCTTATCTCCCGCGTGTTTTATGCACGCAATCTGGCGCACTTTGAGCACTGGCGTGCGAAGGGCGAAGGCAGCTTCGCCAAGCACATAGCGCTGGGTGAGTTTTATGACGGCGTGATCGACGCTATCGACCCGCTTGTCGAGGCGTATCAGGGCGCTTTCTCGCTGATCGGGGCCATTCCGGCGCCGAAGCAGACCATGAGCGATAGCCTGAAGTGCCTTGAAGCTGACGCCAAGTGGATTGAGGAACATCACGAAGAGATCTGCAAAGGCAACCGCGCCGTTGCTAATCGGATCGACAACGTGACGGGGGTCTACCTCGACGCCATCTATAAGCTCAAAAACCTCAAGTGACGGACCCGACATGGCTGAGATCGACGAAACTGAAGCCCGTTTGCAAACACACGAGGCTGTCTGCGCCATCCGTTACGAAGGGCTGTGCGCTCGACTGAAACGGTTAGAAAACATTGGTATTGGCGCTGCCGGTTCTATCATCGCAATGCTGATAACGATTATATTTAAGATTGGCTGATGACCAAGCGCAAAGCAAGTTGCGCCACTATGTCATATAAATAAAACATTTCTGTGTATTAGACTAGATTGCAGCACGCCCGATCTAGGAGAAAGAGCCGTGGCCGCGCGCAAAAACACGATCCCAGACAATGTTCTGATAGAGGCGTGGGAGCGTTGCAATTTCAGTCCAGCCGCCGTCGCCAGAGAGCTTGGCACGTCTGAGCGAAACGTCTACTCCCGCCGCAACGCGCTGATCGCCAAGGGGATTGACCTGCCCACCGTCAAGGCGTCCACGTCGCCCATCAGCCGATCAACGTATAAAAAAGTTATTAATCGCGAAATCAGTGATGGTGTCGTCGTCGTCGGCTCCGACGCGCACATCTGGCCCGGTCCCGACACTATCGCCCTCAAGGCCTTGCTGATGATAACCGCCGATCTTGGCAAGGACGTGCGTATGCTCGTCGCCAACGGCGACTGGCTAGACGGCGCGTCAACTAACCGCCACGACCCGCACGGCTGGCAGCACCGACCGACGGTAAAAGAAGAAATTGACTGCGTCACTGACGCGCTGCACCGCTGGCGCATGGCGGCCAAGCCGGCGCGCACGGGCGTGCAGTCGATCTACACGGTCGGCAATCACGAGGTAAACTTCGAGCGTCGCATCGCCACTCAGGCGCCAATGTACGAGGGGCTGCCCGGCCTTCGCCTGACCGACCACTTTCCCGAGTGGGCCGTTACATGGTCATGCTGGCTCAATCGCACCAGCCAGCATCCGGTCATGGTGAAGCATCGGCAGGCGAGCGGCGTACACGCCGCCTACAACAACACGTTGAAAAGCGGTGTCTCTATGGTCACCGGCCACACGCACGTCCTCGAAGTAAAACCTTGGGGCGACTATCGCGGTCGCCGCTGGGGCGTGCAGACAGGCACGCTGGCCATGCCCACGGGGCCGCAGTTTGAGTATGCCGAGAACGGCTACACGCCCGCCTGCGCCGGCTTCGCGGTACTCACATTCAAGGACGGGCGGCTGCTGCCGCCAGAGATATGCGAGGTGATCGAGGGCCGTGCGATGTGGCGCGGGCAGGTTGTGATCGACGACCACGCCGACTATCTGGCTGAGCAGGAGGTGACGCCGTGAACAGGGCACAACAGGCGTTTGAGAACCTGCGCGT